TTATGGATTGACCATCGTGGCTAACGGGTTGAAGCGTAGAGCTGTTTCAAGATGGTCAGGTGCTAGGTGAGCATAGCGCATGGTCATTTTTATGTCGTGATGGCCGAGGATTTTCTGCAGGGCAAGGATGTTGCCGCCAGACATCATGAAGTGTGCTGCGAACGTATGGCGCAGAACGTGGGTAAGCTGGCCGCGAGGAAGCACGATGGAGGTTTTGTCCATCACAGACAAAAACTGGAAGTAGCAATCCGTAAAGAACTTGAAGCCGTCCAGGGCAATGATTTCCTCGTAAAGCTCTTTGCTAATCGGAATGCTTCGGTTCTTTTTGCCTTTGGTCCTGACGAACGTGATCCGATACTTTGTGACCTGGGAGCGGGTGAGGTTCACCGCTTCGCGCCAGCGCGCTCCGGTGCTCAGGCAGATTTTAACCACCAGAGCGAGCAGGGCGCTTTGGCGTTGGCAGTCATAAAGAAGCTCGGTAATCTGTTCATGTGTCAGCCAGGCCATTTCTTTTTCGGCAATGGTGAACTTACGCATGTTCTCCAGCGGGTTCGGTGCTGCCCATTCTCCGAGTCGGGCCAGCTCGCTAAAAACGCCACTCAGATAGCTTTGTTCGAGGTTGATTGTTACCGGGCTGGCACCTTTCTTCCACTTCTCACTGAAATAGATTTCACCCGTTAGGCGTTTGTCACGGTAATGCGCGAACAATTTCGAGCTGAGATCAGTAGCAAGTGGGTTTCCGAGTGCATCGACCATCAGGACCAGCTTATCGAAAACATGCTCGCCTGCGGTCAGGGATTTGCCGTGCAGTTTGTACCAGAGTTCAACCACGTCTTTCAGAGTCCGACGGTCTACCGATTCACCCAGCCATGGCTTAGCTTCTGCCTCATCCATCGTGTGACGCTCAAAGGCCAGCGCTTCGCCTTTGGTGGCGAACTGCTTGCGTACACGACGCCCGCTGCGCCCGGCGGGGTAGCATTCACAAATCCATTTTCCTGTGTCGAGTTTTCGTACTGCCATAAAAAAGCCCTCATGTCTAAGGGCTAAATTTAACTGTATATTTGAACAGTGGTCAATGTTTGACGTTAAGTTTTTCAAACATTTGCTTATGATTTATCTTTTGATATTAAGTTTTCTTTCAAAGTTGAAATAATACTTTGTACGCCAGGAGGTTGTTCAGTTTGATCTGAAAATGCTGAATCACCAGACATATTCCAATCCTTGAACACATTAACCGCATCTTCCTTCGTAGCAGTTGAACCATATATCTGAAGGAACACTTGGCCGAACATGAGTGCATGTTGACGATCTTTTCTTCTAATTGATTCGTGAGTATATTTTTTTGAGTTATTCAAACAAAAATAAGCAAGCCAGGACAACAGTGTTATTCCAATAAGTCCACGTGTGAAAATGTATAGTAGGTTGATTGTTTCTAAACCTTTGAAATCAATCTTCATGAAGAATGTAATAAAGGAAGCAATTATTGCACCTATGGCAAATAATATTCCAGCACTTGCCCAAAGATAGGACATTAAAATAAAGTGTTTATCATCAAGTTTTAACTTGTCTTTAACGCCATCAACATAGCTGGGTATTTTTTCATCAATTCTGTTCTGTTGAACCTTACCACTTAATTCTTCAACTCTTGAATTTAACTGCTTGATTTTTTCCTCTTTTTCTGCGATTTGGTAGCGCATTCCAGCATTTTCATGTTGCAAGAAAGTCTTTTCACGTTCATTTTTACTGCTTAGATTTTCTGACTCTACTAACTTACGTGTAATTTGTGATATTCGCTTATGCAAGATCTCCTTTACTTTTTTTTGTTGTTTTATATCAATAGGTTCAATGCTCGAATAATTTTCAAGTGCTATATCTGAATCAAGGTCGAAGTTGTCATCTATTGAGTTATCATGATCTTCTTTATTTGCCTTGGTATTTAAGAAATTTATCATTTCATCATCAAATACCGAAAAAAGTTCATCGTTAATTAGGTTTTTCAGACCTTGATAGTAATCTTTTTCTAAATATTTCCTATTGCTTTCAAGTAAAGCATACCTTTGCTCTTTGTCTTGTTGCATGAGATATTCTCAAATTAAATGAATTAGCTTAAATTTTAACCATTACTCTAAAGACACATTTACCGATTGGTTTTATATCGGTTAAAGAACATTCGAAAGATGTACTCGAGTTTTCAACTTTGAGTTTGCCAATGGGGATGCGAGTCAAACTACGGATACTATATGCACCTTCAATTTCAACTAACCAATCACCATCAGTAATTTCTTTAAATTTTTGTTCAATTAGATAAGTATTTCCCTCTATTGCTAGCATTGCTGGCATTTGAAAATGTTCTGGGAGTAATGAAGTATCGAATAACGTAAAACCACCATCTTCCACTTTCCCTTCATTAATATTTAGTTTGGGCAAAGCGACAGTATCTGTTTTTCCTAGCCCTGGCTTAATCCCGTTCCCAAAAGCTAGCCATTCTATGGAGATACCTGTTTCCATGGCACATTGCAAAACCCAATCCGCAGGGAAAATGTCACGCATGTACCGTGTGGCCATCGTGCTCTTTGACACGCCCAAGTGGTCGCAGAGAGCTTGACGAGTCGTGAATCCGTACGCCTCAACCAAACGCTCAATCACTTTCTTACCGCCGCTATTGAAATCCAAAAGTCCTCCAAAAAAATCTTAATTGCATTGACAGATTCCAAAAGCGATCTTAAAGTTGAACTCGAAGTGTTCTTTTGGAGCCTTCACAACTAATCACGATAAACAACGGCTCGCCACAAGCCGAACTAAAGAAGGAATGTTGCACCATGACCCCAAACATTTCAATCACTCTGAATACACCCCACGTCACAATTGAGCGCTATAGCGAACTTACAGGCCTTCCAGTCGATACGATCAATGACATGTTGGCTGATGGTCGCCTTCCGCGCCATCGTCTCCGCAAAGATAAAAAGCGCGAAAAGGTCATGATTAACATGGCTGCTTTGACTGTAGATGCACTATCGGCTTAAGAAACTTTTGCTTATCGCAGCCAGTTTTAAGGTTCGATTTTGCGATAAGTTCGGAGATGAAAACTATGTTTGATTATAAAGTTTCCAAACACAGACACTTTGATGAAGCCTGCCGGACCTTCGCGCTACGCCACAACATGGCGAAGCTGGCAGAACGTGCAGGTATGAACGTTCAAACCCTGCGTAATAAGCTCAACCCAGAGCAACCGCACCAGCTCACAGCGCCAGATATCTGGCTGCTAACCGATCTCACCGAAGACTCAACACTGGTTGATGGTTTTCTGGCGCAGATTCATTGCCTGCCATGTGTACCAACCAATGAAGTCGCGCGGGAGAAAATGCCGCAGTACGTCCTGAAAGCCACCGCCGAGATCGGCCGTGTTGCTGCGAGTGCGGTTTCAGGTGTTCAGTTAAATGCGACCACCCGCCGTCAGGTTGTCGAAAGCGTCAACTCCGTTACTCGTCTGATGGCTTTAACTGCTATTTCACTGCATGCGCGTTTACAGGCCAACCCTGCGATGGCAAGTGTCGTCGATACCGTAACGGGCCTTGGCTCTTCGTTTGGGCTGAGCTGAGGTGTTTATGCTTAACAACGAACCCTCATTTGCGTCTCTTCTCGTTAAGCAAAGCCCGGCAATGCATTGCGGACACGGCTGGATCATGGGGAAAGATGGTAAGCGCTGGCATCCGTCCCGCTCGCAGGATGCACTTTTGGCCGACCTGTCCACTATCCAACAGGGGAAACCATGGCTATTGAAGGTCCTGCAGCGACTGTTCCACTGAGTACCAGTCAGCGCCTGAATGGGTTGAACCACATCGCGGAGCTGAGAGCAAAAGTGTTTGGTCTCAATATTGAGCGGGAGCTGGAACGGTTTATTAATGAGATGCGTGATCCACGCGACATTAACCACAAACAAAACGAGAGGGCACTGGCCGCCATATTCTTCATGGCAAAAATTCCGGCAGAACGTCACAGCGTCAATATTAATGAGCTGACCACTGACGAAACGCGGGAGCTGATTAAAGCAATGAATCATTTTCGTGCAGTGGTGAGCTTATTTCCCAAACGGCTAACCATGCCGAATTAACCCAAAACAGAAATTAATGGCGTAAACCCGCCGGGCATTCTTTTGCCCAATTCAGGAGAATTGATTATGCGAAATAGTGAAACCCGTACCAATAAAACCGGACCGGATGATGCCGGTTTGTTCCAGTTGTTTAATGAGGCTCGTCTGGATGAGCGTAAAAGCTGTGCCTTTGCCGTTTCCATCCGCATGGAGGCACTTGCGCTTCACATCCTACAGAAGGAAATGAACGGAGTGGAGGCGGCGGAATTACTGCGCCGTGAAGTTGCCCGTTATGAAGCTGAATCACGCGGAGACTGGCACTGATGGCTGATTCCATGGATCTCGTACAACAGCGCGTCGAAGAAAACCTTCAACGCCATATTCAGAACGCCCGCGCCAGAAAGTCAGGTATTGCCCGCGTTCTTTGCATCGACTGTGACGCGCCAATCCCAACTGCTCGCAGACAAGCTATCCCTGGCGTGGAGTGCTGCGTCACATGCCAGGAAATCGCAGAGCTGAAAGGGAAGCACTATACCCGAGGCACGCTGTGAGCTTCGGAGCCTGTCAGTGATGCCTGAATTAACAAACGACAAAGGCGGCCCGACTGAGGCCGCCGGGGTTTTTCCATGGAATGCCCCAAAAAAAGCAGTCAACCCCTATCTGGACCCGGCGGAAGTTGCGCCGGTGTCCGCGCTTTCAAACCTGATCACTCTTTATGCTGCGGATAACGAGCAGGAGCAGCTGCGCCGCGAGGCGCTGAGTGATCAGGTCTGGGAACGCTATTTCTTCAATGAGTCCCGTGATCCTGTCCAGCGTGAACTGGAGCAGGACCGGCTCATCAGCCGCGCCAAAATGGCCCGTGAGCAGCAGCGTTTTAATCCCGATCTGATCATTCTGGCCAACGTCAGCGCCGAACCCGCCCACGTCAGCAAACCGCTGCTGGAAAGAATTAAATTCTTCCAGGGGCTGGGAAGGGCGAAGGCATACTCCCGCTATCTGCGCGAAACCATCAGGCCGTGCCTTGAGCGACTGGAGCGCGTGCGGGAAAGTCAGGTGTCTGCCTCTTTCCGGTTCATGGCGAGCCATGAAGGGCTGGAGGGGCTGCTGATTCTGCCTGAAATGAATCAGGAGCGGGTTAAGCGCCTGTCTACACTGGTTGCTGCACATATGAGCATGTGTCTCGATGCGGCCTGTAACGATCTGTTTGTTACGGATGACGTGAAGCCTGAGCAAATCCGTCAGTCATGGGAAAAGGTGGCAGCAGAGGCTATGCGTCTTGATGTCATTCCGCCTGCCTTTGAACAACTGCGCCGCAAGAAACGCCGTCGCAAGCCAGTTCCCTATGACCTTATTCCGGGTTCGCTGGCGCGGATGCTGTGTGCAGACTGGTGGTATCGCAAACTGTGGCAGATGCGCTGCGAGTGGCGGGAGGAACAGCTGCGTGCTGTTTGCCTGGTCAACAAGAAAGCATCCGCGTATGTCAGCTATGAAGCCGTGATCCACAAACGCGAGCAGCGCCGTAAATCGCTGGAGTTTTTCCAGTCGCACGAGCTGGTTAATGCCGACGGTGACTCGCTGGATATGGAAGACGTGGTGAACGCCAGCAGCAGCAACCCGGCGCACCGGCGCAATGAAATGATGGCCTGTGTGAAAGGGCTGGAGCTGATCGCAGAAATGCGCGGCGACTGCGCCGTATTTTATACCATCACTTGCCCGTCACGCTTCCACGCTACGCTCAACAACGGCAGGCCCAATCCGAAGTGGACCAGCGAAACGGTCCGGCAGAGCAGTGATTATCTGGTCGATACGTTCGCCGCATTCCGTAAAGCCATGCACAAAGCCGGGCTGCGCTGGTATGGCGTCCGCGTTGCTGAGCCGCATCACGACGGCACCGTGCACTGGCATCTACTGTGCTTTATGCGCAAAAAAGACCGTCGCACGCTCACTGCGCTGCTGCGTAAATTTGCCATTCGCGAGGACCGCGCCGAGCTGGGCAACAATACCGGCCCGCGCTTCAAGTCTGAACTCATCAACCCGCGCAAAGGCACACCGACCAGCTATATCGCCAAATACATCAGCAAGAATATCGACGGACGCGGACTGGCGAAAGAAATCAGCAAAGAAACCGGTAAATCACTGCGCGACAGCGCCGAGCACGTCAGTGCCTGGGCATCCCTTCATCGCGTCCAGCAGTTCCGTTTCTTCGGCATTCCTGGGCGTCAGGCATACAGAGAGCTGCGACTGCTGGCCGGGCAGGCCGCGAGAGCGCAGGGAGACAAAAAAGCAGGTGCGCCGGTGCTGGAAAATGCGCGGCTTGATGCCGTGTTAGCTGCGGCTGATGCGGGCTGCTTTGCCACCTACATAATGAAGCAGGGCGGCGTTCTGGTTCCCCGCAAACATCACCTTATCCGAACCGCATACGAGCTTAACGACGAGCCGGGCACCTATGGCGATCACGGCATCCGTATCTATGGCATCTGGTCCCCGATTGTTGAGGGTCGGATCTGCACCCACGCGATGAAGTGGAAAATGGTTCGTAAGGCCGTTGACGTTCAGGAGGCGACAGCCGACCAGGGCGCTAGCGCCCCTTGGACTCGTGGCAATAACTGTCCCCCTGTCGAAAAAATGTACCAGACAGGGGGCGAACTACCAGGCAGCGAAGAACCTGCAGCGCTGCCGGACTTCGAAAACATGAGCAAAAAGGAACTGCGCGAGCTGACGGCAAGGCTGCGGCTGGTTAAACCGAAGCGCCGAAAAGTCTACAAACAGGAAATTACGGAACACCAACGGCTACAGCTCAATGCGGAGTTGCTGTCCAGAGGCTTTGACGCCAGTGAAACGGAAGTGGATCTGCTTCTGCGTGGCGGCAGCCTGCCATCTGGAGCTGGGCTGCGCCTGTTCTACCGGAATCAGCGCCTACAGGAGGATGACAAATGGCGTCAATGGTACTGACAGTTCAGAGAAATGGCATATCTATTAATCAAAGAGTTAGCTGAGTAAAAAACTATTTCAGCTTTAAAATTATATGATGTACTGTATATATAAACAGTAATATTGGGAGGGAGTTGTGAACGATTTGTTCATGGAGTCACTTGCACTGCAGCGGATAGAACTTATGGCCCGGCTGGTTGCCAGCTCAGATTGTAGCGATGACGACAAGGAGGTTGCGATTTCGTGGCTGTCGGAGCTGACAAGCGATCTGGTTACCAGGCTGAATGAATATGGGGTAAGGCAGGATGAGAGTACGCATTAGTGATTCCGCACCATGGGAAACTCCCTCCCATATTGCATCCTGCGGTTTGAGAACGCAGTGCATGTCTATGGTGCATGGATTCGCATGATCCAAAAAGGATCGCAACGGGTCGGGGCCGCCAGAACTGGCGCGCTTTCCGGCCTGTCATGCACCTGCATGAAAACCACTACACAAAGCGGGCAGGCGTGGCGGGGATACGAGCGCGCGCTCATGGTTGCTAATCAGAAATTATGCTATTTAGAGTACAATCAAAATCAATATTTGGAGGAGAGTTGTTGCATGGCTACGTTAGTGGAGAACTGCCCAAGGTGTGGAGCGCAAAAAATTGCTTTTGATGTTCTCGGTGCGAACCGCTGCGGAACTTATGAGACTTTTTCTGGCGAGCAAATACCTGAGTATGAAGTGTACTGTGTGTGCAGGGAGTGCCGAAAAACAACAATATATCTCTGCGATAGTTTAGAACGTGCGCGTGACCTTTCTGCTCTTAACTGGAGTATGGCTTTATTTAGATTAACTGAAGTCGCGAAAGTAAAACGTCCTATTAACCCTGCTGACTTGGATGCTGGCGAGCCTCCAGAATTCTTACCCCAGAACATTCATGATGCTTACGAAGAAGGGGCTAAGTGCCTAACCATAGGCTGCTACAACGCTGCAGGAACTATGTTCAGATTGTGTTTGGACTATGCAACGAAGGACCTGCTGCCTGAGGGTGACGCCGGACCAAACCAAAAAATTAGGAGAAGCTTAGGGTTAAGAATGGATTGGCTGTTTGATAACCAAAAGTTGCCTGAATCCTTGAGAAGCTTGGCTGAGTGCGTAAAGGATGATGGTAATGATGGGGCACATGAGGGGGTGCTGGACCATGCAGCAGCAGAGGATTTGGAGGACTTCACATATATATTCTTGGAGCGTTTATATACTGAACCTCAACGCCTTGTTCAAGCAAAAGCAAGGCGAGAGGACAGAAGAAAAAATCGTTAGCAGACCGGCAATTATGTGCTTTCGGCGCCAAGCTCATAAGGTGTAAACGTAATTATTTTTTCCCCAAGCCAGTTATTTAATTCTTGTAAGCGTTTTTGCAAGGGTATTAACTCATTACGAACAAAGACGCGACTGGCTTTCTCCACGTCACCAAAGCCGCCAGTGTTGTTGGGGATAATACCCATCATCTGCGGCGGCACGCGATGTGCTGCCATCATGTCATCCCGGCTCACGTTTTTAATATTCAGAAATTCATCCTTTGCCGCGACTTCTGACAACGGAATGATCTGGATGCCGTCCTTTTTTCCGTTAGGTGAGTACATAAACAGGTTGCGGAAGTTGCCCGGCCCTTTAGCGCTTTTCATTGCCTGGCGGATATTGTTCACGTCTTCCTGATTCTGCGCTGCGTCGGTCATGTACATGATGAAACCCGCATGGCTGCCGTTGATGTAATACTTCCGGCGGAACAGCGTTGCTGACTCATTAAGCAGAGTTGAAGGGATAGCTGAGAGGTAGCCGGGCAGTCCGTAGATTTCCTGGTTAATGTCCGGCTCCATCAGGTGAAAGATGCTACCTGTTGTGAACTCATAGGGCTGTGTAGTAAGCCCATATTGCACAAACCAGTAAGTGTCGAGGTCAAGACCTCGCCGGGTGTACTTCGCCAGTGATGGCTCCAGTGACAGGACCCCGCCAAGTCGGTTAGTCCGTTTTTCCAGGTAGGCGTTACCAAATACCAGATAATCCTGCACAAAACGGGTAAAAGCCTGCTGGCTGAGCAGGCGGTGGGGGATGTAGGTACTACTGAGAATGTCACGCTTAACGGCAATCGGTGAGCTGTGATGTACAGCGGCGCGATAGGTCCGCGCCAGCCCGTCAAAGCTCACCGGCGGCTCATACCAGCGGTCCATTTGCACACATTCTACGTAGTCCAGAAGTTCGCGGCGGTCCAATACCGGAATGGGATCGCCAAAGCTGAACGCCTGGGTAGTCGCTGCATCATTGGGTTGTACGTCAGGTGGCATCACATCCTGTGCGGTATTCTCAGTCATTAAAAAATCTCCACAATGTTGCTGGTATTGGCGGCTTCGCCCTGCAGCGGTTCGTTAAACAGTGCGTGCATCGTTGCCCAGGCCAGATCGGCGTGGCTGGCTTCTTCGCTGCGGCTGGCTTCGTAGGTAGGGCGGTTTCCGCTGGCGGTGGTGGCGCGGCGGATAGCCATAAATGACTGCGCAATGTCGGTATGCCCGGCGTCAAACTCCAGACGGCGGTGGCTGATAATGTCGTATGCCTTGAGCACCAGGGCGTTTTTGACGTTGGGGTTATAGACAAACTCCCGCACGGCAGGGAAAAAGCCTTTTACGTTTTCATAAACACCGTGACCAACGCCGGTGGAGTCAATGCCGATGTAGGTCACGTTATACTGCTGAGTCAGTTTTCGGATGGCCTCTGCCTGGGCGCGGAAGTCCATTCCGCGCCACTGGTGACGCTCAAGGATGCGGAACTTACCGCCGGGCACCGTCGGTGGGGCAATGACTACGCAGCCAGCGCTGTCACCGTTCTGGGTACCTTTCGCCGGGTCATAGCCGATCCAGATTTCGCGCCAGCCGAACGGACGCAGGGCCAGCGCCTGAAAGTCTTCCCAGACTTCCCAGCTGTCCACCATGCAGGCCTGCAGGTCAGCCAGTGGGAAAACGGAGGCGAGATCGTCGATGAACTCACACATCAGCAGGTTCTGGTACTCGTCGGGGCTGTACTCCAGGCGCAGCTGGTCGAGGTCGAACAGGTTACAGCCGCCGCGCACGGCGTCCTCCACCGTCACGATCTGTCTGAACTGACCGTCAGCGGAAAGCAGACCGGCAGCAAGGGCTGAGTGGGTCAGGTCGATATCAACGCGATCAGCTTTTGCCCGCCCGCGATTGAACAGGGCGCCGGACCAGAACGGATAAGCGCTGTGCGTCAGGCTGGAAGGCGTTGAAAAATAGGTCTGGCGCCATTTCTTGTGCAGCGCCATGCCGGAGGCGACTTTACGTAGCTCCTGAAATTTCGGGATCCAGAAATACTCATCAAGATACAGGTTGCCGTGGTAGCTCTGCGCGGTGCGGGCATTGGTCCCGAGAAAATAGAGAGTGGCACCGTTAGGCAGGACCATCGGATCGCCTTTAAGCTCTACATCGACCTCTTTGGCAAACTCAATGATGTACTGCTTAAACACGTGCGCCTGCGCTTTGCTCGCAGACAGGAAAATCTGGTTACGTCCCGTGATCAGCGCATCGATCAGTGCCTCACGCGCAAAGTAAAACGTCGCCCCGATCTGGCGAGATTTAAGCAGATTACGGATTCGGTTTGTTTTTCCTGCCTCCCACCAGTGGCGCTGATAATCAAACATCGAGCTGTGGAAAACCTCTTCCAGCTTTTCGATCTGTTCGTCGCTGAACTGGTTTTTTTCAGGTTGTTTGCGGGGGCCGCGGTTGCGGTTTTGCACGTTGGGGTTAAGGTCCGCCTCATTACCACCGTTGTTAAATTTACCGATGCGGGCGTGGCGCTCGGACTGGCGCGCCAGCAGGTCTATTTCTTTAAAGTCTTTCCCTTCCTTGTGCTCCTTCATGATGAGCTGGCAATAGCGGGCGGCAGTGGTGAGCTGCATCTGATCGAGGGGGCCATATTTGCCCCACTCGTCGCGCTTTTTCCAGCTGTGAACGGTTGCAACTTTTTCGCCCAGCATTTCAGCAATGCGGGCTACGCGGTATCCCTGAAAATACAGCAGTAATGCCTGCCTGCGGGGATCGAGGTCTGCGGGGGTCATCGTTTCCATGGCACAAACATACGGCCTTGCCTGGCGCCTTTCCCCGGCTGGCCTTTGTATGGTTTACCGCACAAGGTCCGCGCGTTGTTTCACCCCTTCCATCGCAGCAACCATAAGGCCTCACAGAGTTATTTGATGGAGTCGGTCACATGGCTGTAAAAGCAAAGCGCTTCCGCATCGGTGTGGAAGGGGCAACGACAGACGGGCGGAATATTGAGCGTGCCTGGCTGGAACAGATGGCGGCGAGCTATGACCCGCAGGTGTATACCGCGTTGATTAATCTGGAGCACATCAAGGGTTACACCCCTGATAGCCCATTCCGCCGTTTCGGGACCGTGGATAAGCTGGAGGCAGAGGAGATTGCAGACGGCCCGCTGAAAGGGAAAATGGCCCTGTATGCGTGGATCACCCCGTCAGAGGACCTGGTGGCGTATACCCGTAATCTGCAAAAGCTGTTTACCTCAATGGAGGTCAATACCAGTTTTGCCGATACCGGCAAAGCCTACCTGGTTGGCCTGGCGGCGACGGATGATCCCGCAAGCCTCGGTACTGAAATGCTGCAGTTTAGCGCCAGCGCCAGAAGTAACCCCCTGGCAGGCCGCAAGCAAAACCCTGAAAACCTCTTTACCGCCGCCGAAGAAACGCTGATCGAGTGGGAAGAAGTCCAGGACGATAAACCCTCCCTGTTTTCCCGCGTTGCCGCGATGTTCACCAAAAAAGAACAGAACGATGAAGCGCGTTTTTCTGACGTTCATCGCGCGGTTGAGCTGATTGCTACTGAACAGCAAAACCTGAGCGAACGCACTGATAACTCCCTGTCTGCGCAGGATACGCGCATTGCTGAGCTGGAGGCCTCCTTGCAGGAACAGCAGACCGCTTTTGCTGAACTGGAGCAGCGGCTGAGCCAGGAAGACAGCCGCAAAGATTATCGCCAGCGCGCGCCGGGCGGAAACGCACCGGCAGGCACACTGACCAATTGCTGATGGAGCATAAGAACCAATGAAAAAGCACACACGTTTTGCCTTTAACGCCTACCTGCAGCAGCTGGCACGCCTGAACAACGTGGAAGTGGAAGAACTTTCCAGCAAATTCACCGTTGAGCCGTCGGTGCAGCAGACGCTGGAAGACCAGATCCAGCAGTCCACGGCATTTCTGACCATGGTTAACGTGATTGGTGTGGCGGAGCAGTCAGGCCAGCTTCTGGGCCTGGGCGTCGGCAGCACCATTGCCGGGACCACTGACACGACCACGAAGGAGCGCGAGCCAACCGATCCTACTGAGATGGTGGATGTTGAGTACAAATGCGAACAGACCAACTTTGATACGGTGCTGACCTACGCAAAACTGGATATGTGGGCGAAATTCCAGGATTTTCAGGTACGCATCCGTAACGCCATCGTGAAACGTCAGGCGCTGGACCGCATCATGATTGGGTTTAATGGCGTGAAGCGTGCCAAAACCTCAGACCGTGCCGCCAATCCGTTGCTGCAGGACGTTAACAAAGGCTGGCTGCAGAAGGTCCGCGAAGATGCCCCGGATTGCGTGATGGGCAGCACCACGGCAGAAGATGGCACTACCACCGCAGACCCGGTGAAGGTAGGCAAGGGCGGTAAATATGCCAACCTGGATGCGCTGGTGATGGATGCTGTCAATGAGCTGATTGACCCTATTTTCCAGGATGACGCCGAACTGGTCGTGATCTGTGGTCGTGAGCTGTTGTCCGACAAGTATTTCCCACTGGTCAATAAGGACCAGGCAAACACGGAGGCGCTGGCTGCTGATCTGATTATCAGCCAGAAACGTATGGGCGGTCTGCAGGCCGTTCGCGCCCCGTCATTCCCGGCAAATGCCGTACTGATCACCCGCCTGGATAACCTGTCCATCTACTGGCAGGAAGATACCCGCCGCCGTTCGGTCATTGATAACCCGAAACGCGATCGTATTGAAAACTTCGAATCCGTCAATGAGGCGTATGTGGTGGAGGATTACCGCTGCGTGGCACTGGTGGAAAACATCACCATCGGCGACTTCAGCGCCGGTGCCGGAGAGTAACGCATGAGCCTGAGTCCCGCACGGCAGCACCGCCTGCGCGTCCAGGCTGAACAGGCCGCCCGGCAGGGCGGCAATGTTCGCCACGCGACGGGGTATGACCTGATGCTGATGCAGCTGGCGGAGGACCGCCGCCGTCTGAAAGGTATCCAGTCCACCGTGAAGAAAGCCCAAATCAAAGTGGAACTGCTGCCCCGTTATTCCGCTTGGGTAGAGGGGGTGCTGGCTGCTGATGGTGCCCGGCAGGATGACGTGGTGATGTTTGTGATGCTCTGGCGTATCGATGCCGGGGATTATGCTGGTGCGCTGGATGCAGGGCGTCATGCGCTGCGGCACGGATGGGTGATGCCCATCGGAAACCGTAACGTCCAGACGGTGCTGGCAGAGGAAATGGCAGACGCTGCGCAGGCCGCTCTGCTGGCAGGTGAATCTTTCGATGCCGGGTTGTTACTGCAGACACTGGAGCTGACAGACGGCCAGGATATGCCAGACCAGTCACGGGCACGTCTGCATAAAGCGATTGGCGCTGTACTGACCGAAACCAGCCCGGCCTCCGCCCTGAATCACATCAATCATGCGCTGCAGCTTGATCCACGCTGTGGCGTCAAAAAAGAAAAACAGCAGCTGGAGCGCAGATTGCGCAATGACAGCCGTTAACGGAACGTGCCCCGCGCACGGGCGGCACGGGGTGGCGAAAGGCTTTTGCCACATCAAAACCCCGTCCACCGCCCACTATTTCAGGAGAAAGCCCGCATGAAGTTTGTTGCGCCTGAGCAGGCGCCGGAACAGGCGGAAATTATCAAAAATACGCCGTTCTGGCCCGATGTCGATTTATCAGAGTTTCGCAGCGTGATGCGGACGGATGGCACGGTGACGTCACCCCGTCTCGGACAACTCATCCGGTCTGCGATGTCAGAGGTCAATGCGGAGCTGTACGACTTCCGCAAGCGCCAGCAGGCGCTGGGATTTATGACGCTGGCCGATGTACCGGCGGACTTGCTGGACGGTAAAAGCGAACGTATTCACCACTACCACAACGCCGTTTATTGCTGGGCACGTGCGCAGGTGAATGAGCGTTACCAGGACTATGACGCCACGGCCTCCGGTGTGAAAAGGGGGGATGAGCTGGCGGAGGCCAGCGGCGATCTGTGGCGTGATGCTCGCTGGGCAATTAGCCGGGTCCAGGATGCGCCTCACTGTACGGTGGAGCTGATCTGATGAAAGTGCGTGCGTACCAGGGTGACACGGTGGACGCGCTTTGCTGGCGTCATTACGGACGCACGCAGGGCGTCACGGAGCAGGTATTGCAGGCAAATCCGGGGCTGGCTGAGCACGGCCCGTTCTTACCACACGGGCTGCAGGTGGATCTGCCGGATATTGCCACCACTTCCACGGTGCAGACCGTCCAGTTATGGGACTGAAATATGACGCTTGAACGGATCAGCGCCTTCATCACGTACTGCATCGCTGTACTGCTGGCATGGATGGGAGATTTATCGCTTAAGGATGTGTCGACAGTGAGCGGTGTGTTGATTGGCGTGCTGATGGTGGCCATCAACTGGTACTACAAACACAAAACCTATCAGCTGCTGCGCGGCGGAAAAATTACACAGGGGGAATATGAATCCTTCAACCGTTAAACGCTGCCTGGTAGGGGCGGTGCTGGCGATTGCCGCCACCCTGCCGGGCTTTCAGCAACTTCATACCTCAGTGGAAGGGTTGAAGCTGATAGCCGATTACGAGGGCTGCCGCCTGCAGCCGTATCAGTGTGATGCGGGGGTGTGGACCGATGGCATTGGCAATACGTCCGGCGTGGTGCCGGGGAAGACCATCACGGAACGGCAGGCCGCCGGGAGTTTCATCACCAACGTTTTAAGGGTGGAGAAGGCGCTGGATCGCTGTGTCCTGGTGAGCGTACCGCAGAACGTCTATGACGCGCTGGTATCGCTGGCCTTCAACGTGGGAACCGGCAATGCCTGTGGTTCAACCATGGTGAAGTTTATCAATCAGAAGCGCTGGCGTGATGCCTGCTATCAGTTGCCACGCTGGGTATACGTCAAAGGCGTATTTAATCCGGGGCTGGACAACCGCCGCGCGCGGGAGCTGTCCTGGTGCTTAAAAGGAGCGTAACGAAATGAAAAAGAAACTGATCGGTGGGTTATTTTCGGTGCTGTACACGGCGCTGATGATTTTTAGTCTCTTTGTTCCAAACAATATTGTTCCGGCACTGGTTACAGCCTTGACCTGGATAGCCTGCCTGCTGAGCTGGGGAGCGGTGCTACTTTGCCTGGCTGGATGGTATGCGGGCGGCACTCATCGGGGAGAGGCAAAGCAGGCGCTGACGCGCTTTTTCAGTACGCCAGGAAACCAGGTGATCCGATGGGCCAGGTGTTCACTGCTTGTGATTTTTCTCGCCTTTACGGGCCACGTTGTCACCCTGGTATTTTATCTGCTGACGCTGGCCGCGCTTAAGGTTCTGCGTGCGCAGATTATTGATGCGGAGCCGGTGACGGTATGACGAAGGCGCTGGCGGTAATTCTGGCGCTGGTAGTGCTGGCGCTTGGCTGGCAGTCATGGCGGATGAAGGAGGCCAGCCAGACCATCGAGCGGCAAGGGCGGGATCTGAAAACGAAAGGCGAAAAACTGGCAAAAACGAACAGCCAGCTGATCGCCCTGTCCATCCTGTCCGAAACCAATAACCGGGAACAGGCAAGGCTTTACGCGGCGGCAGAAAGTACAAACGCGCTGCTGCGAAGCCGTCAGCGCAGAATTGAGGAGTTAAAACGTGAAAATGAGGATTTACGCCGCTGGGCTGACACTCTTCTGCCTGCTGACGTTATCAGGATGCGCGAACGTCCAGCCCTCGCCGGAGGTGCTGTTTACCGTGAATGGTTGTCCCAGAGTGACGCAGTGCCGCCTGGAAAAGTCGGCGACACGCACTAACGGCGATCTGCTGACCGCGCTGGATGAAGCGGAGGCGGCCTGGGCGGTCTGCGCCGATAAAGTGGACACGATAATTTCCTGTCAGGAGCGAAACAGTGAACAAGCCTCAATCCTTACGCCGCGCCCTGAATAGCGCGGTGCCATATGTCCGCGATAACCCGGATAAGCTGCATTTGTTCGTTGATAACGGATCGGTGGTGGCAACCGGAGCAGCGTCACTTTCATGGGAGTATCGTTACACCCTGAATGTGGTGATTGTGGATTTCAGCGGCGATCAGGGGTTATTGATGGCGCCGGTGGTGGCCTGGTTAAGGGAAAATCAGCCGGATGCTATTCATAACCCGGAACTGCGGGAAAAGTTGCTTTCCTTTGAAGTCGATATTTTGCGCAATGATATCTGTGATATCAGCCTGAATCTGCAACTGACAGAGCGTGTGATAGTCAGCGCTGACGGTGACGTGTCCAGCGTCGAAGCGGTGCCGGAACCGGACGAACCGGACGAAATGTGGGCGGTGAGCCGTGGCTGAGTTGCAGGAAGTTGACGGCTGGTTAGATGCGTTGCTGGCGGGACTGGAGCCTGCCGCACGTAAGCGCATGATGCGGGATCTGGCACAGCAGCTGCGCCGCAGCCAGCAGAAAAATATCAGGATGCAGCGCAACCCGGACGGGACGGCTTACGAGCCGCGTCGCGTGACGGCCAGAACGAAACAGGGCCGCATCCGCCGGCAGATGTTTGCAAAACTCCGCACAACAAAATACCTGAAAGCCGTCGCCAGCCAGGACTCGGCAAGCGTCGAGTTTGAGAGCCGTGTGCAGCGCATAGCCCGCGTGCATCACTATGGCTTGCGTGATCGGGTCAGCCGTAAAGGGCCGGAAGTCAAATATGCAGAGCGCCGATTACTCGGTATCAATGATGAGACAGAGGCCATCATACGCGAGACATTATTGGATTGGATAAAAATGTAAGTTCATACATACTATTTCTATCTGCTAATGAATGGTTGTCGATCAATCCATGAGTCCCAGTTGATATAATTATCATCAAATCCTATATATTTCATTATAAACAAAGAAAGAAGGAGATATAGGGAGGATGAATAATTTTTTAAATATATAATGCTGTCCGGATCATCGTTTTTCGTATATGCAATGTAATCACCTTTATGAAACAGTGAGTTGCGAAGTGCGCAATAATGCATGATATTTCTTTGTGGTAAAGCATTATCTTTTTTTGAAACATCGAAACCATAGTTTTGCAGCGTTGTTGTTATTATTTGTGGAGCTTTGGGTGATTTATAATCATCTTGTATATATCTACACAACGATTCAAGTGCAGAGAAAGATAGGTAATAATTTACATCAACATAATTTATGTTTTCTCTAAAAGAAAACATGGATTTGAAGAAAGCTGTTCTAAATGGGTTTTGATCTGCTGTGATATTATCACTTAGTTTGTTAATGGCTAATCGAATGAATTCTGATCTTCCGTGTTTGGAAAAACAGTCTTCCATTATTATTTGTCCCGGGCCACGCTTCCGTTTTATATCTAAACTGGTGGGGAAGTCGTCGCCGAATGTTGAAGGGGTTTCATCCTCTTTGAGCGAGTGGGCTATGATTACATTCTTTTGTTCAATGAAGCTTAGAACTGCTGAAAGATCGAAAAGAAGTTGAGAAATATTGTTTTTATTCTTCGGGTTAGGAGTAAAGAAACCTGTAAGTATATAAGATTCTCTATTGCATTTTTTCTTCTTAAGATCGGTGAGATTATTGAATCGAGGGGTTAATGTTCCACCGTCAAATATCATTTCTTTAGTAAATATATATCCATACACGCCTAAAGGTGTCATATCTCATCCTTACATAAAAATTAGCCATTGTATCGTCAATCATACACTCCGACGCCGGTGCCCAAGATAAATGTTTATGTAAGTATCGTCTACATGAATGCACAACTAACCGAAATCATGCGCCTTATCACCAATCTGATCCGCACCGGCATTGTGACCGAAGTGGACCGGGACGGCTGGCTGTGCCGGGTGAAAACAGGCGACCTCGAAACCAACTGGATTAACTGGTTGACCTATCGTGCAGGTAAATCCCGCACCTGGTGGTGCCCGTCTCCAGGGGAGCAGGTGGTGCTGTTCAGCCTGGGCGGCAATCTGGAAACAGCCTTTGCGCTTCCGGCCATCTACTCGAACGCCTGCCCGCCGCCGTCAGTCTCTGAAAGTGCGGACGTGACCGCATACGAGGATGGCGGCTGGTTCGAATACGACCCCGCCACCGGGCGCTGGATTATTCGCGGCGTGAAAAGCGTGCTGATTGAGTCTTCGCAGGTTGTCTCCTGCAAAACCGGTGAGTTTGTGATCGAGGCTGACACCACACGTATTAACAGCAATGTGATCCTGAACGGCGATGTGACCCATGGCGGCGGCGCGATGACGTCAAACGGCGTCGTTGCTGATAAGCATAAACACCCTGACGACAGTGGCGGAACGACGGGAGGCCCATTTTGACGCTCTATATCGGGATGAGCCGCGATACCGGCAGAGCCATTACGGAAACTGACCACCTGCGTCAGTCGGTGCGTGACATTTTGCTGACCCCGCAAGGGAGCCGGCTTGCGCGCCGGGAGTATGGTTCCCTGCTTTCAGCGCTCATTGACCAGCCGCAAAACCCGGCGCTGCGCCTGCAGATCATGGCTGCGGTGTATGTGGCGCTGCGGCGCTGGGAGCCGCGGCTGCAGCTCGACACCATCACGGTTAACAGCAGCAGCATGGATGGCGCAATGGTTATTGAGCTAGCAGGCCAGCGTAATGACGGCGTGCCCGTGTCCCTTTCCGTATCGACAGGAGCAGACAATGGCCGTTATTGACCTTTCCCAGCTGCCGCCGCCGCAAATTGTGGATGTGCCGGATTTTGAAACCCTGCTGTCTGAGCGCAAGGCTGAATTTGTCGCGTTATTTCCGGCAGAAGAGCAGGAGGCCGTGGCCCGCACCTTAGCGCTTGAATCTGAGCCGGTGGTGAAAATGCTGCAGGAAAATGTGTACCGGGAGTTGCTGCTGCGCCAGCGGATTAACGAGGCGGCGAAAGCTGTGATGGTGGCCTATTCCGGCGGGGATGACCTGGACAATTTAGGCGCGAATAACAACGTACAGCGCCGGGTGATTACGGCTGCGGACGACACCACAACGCCGCCAACGGAGGCGGTAATGGAATCTGACGCGGATTATCGCCAGCGCATCCCGGCAGCCTTTGAGGGGATGAGCGTTGCCGGTCCAGTCGGTGCTTATGAATATCACGCGCTTAGCTCGGATGGTCGGGTGGCGGACGCGTCGGCGTTCAGCCCGTCACCGGCGGAAGTCGTGGTGACTATTCTGGCCCGCGACGGCGATGGTACTGCGCCGGAAGACTTACTGCAGGTCGTCGGTGAGGCCCTGAACGATGAGGCTGTGCGGCCGGTGGCGGATCGGGTGAGTGTCCGATCTGCTGAGATTATCCCCTATGAAATTGATGCGGTTCTTTATGTCTATCCCGGCCCGGCAAAGGAACCCATCCTGGCGGCCGCGAAAGCGCAGGGTACGGCATATATCAACGAGCAGCGTCGCCTGGGGCGTGACGTGCGGTTGTCTGCGATCTATGCCGCGCTGCATGTTCAGGGCGTCCAGCGCGTTGAGCTGATGAAGCCCCTGGCGGACATGGTGTTAGATAAAACGCAGGCGTCATATTGCACCGATTTTAAAGCAGAAATTGGTGGCTCTGATGACTAGCAGCCTGTTACCGCCGGGGTCGTCTGCGCTGGAGCGCAGGCTGGCGCAAGCCTGTTCAGGTATCAGTGATTTAAACGTGCCGCTGCGTGACCTGTGGAATCCGTGGAAATGCCCGGCAAAGTTTCTGCCTTATCTGGCGTGGGCCTTTTCGGTGGACAGCTGGGATGAGAACTGGAGAGAAGCGGAGAAACGAGCCGTTATCAGTGAGGCGTTCTGGCTACATCAACGCAAAGGAACAGTTGCCACCATCAGGCGCGTGACTGAGAAAATGGGGTATTCATTAACTCTTGAAGAGTGGTGGCGTGTGGCTGACCCTGCTGGGACATTCAGGCTTGAGGTGGATATTGGTGAGATTGGTATTACCAGGCCAATGCTTGATGAACTGAATCGCCTGATTAACGACGCCAAACCCGTCAGTCGCCATATTTCACAGATGAATATTGCATCGGTAACGCTGGGGCCGGTTTCCGTCGGAACATCTTCGGGATGTGGAGAAATCATTAGTGTTTATCCAGAGGGATATCAGCCAGAGGGTGATTTCCTCTATAACGGGGTGATTTTCCACGATGGGAATTTTAATTACAGGTAAAGACCATGACTAATATTTTTGAATCACCATCATGGGAAGATGATATTCAGCTGATTGGCCGAACAGAGCGTGTGTCCGGAGGTCAGGATGGCGTCGCTAACCGCCCGATTAAACAACTGGCAAACCGCACCCGTTATTTGAAAGAAAAATATGACAATATTGACCTGTCGGGAAAAGTCGAGGCGGTTAAAACCTTTCTGGAAGGAGGGACGCTCACCTCTCCGAGAGAAGAAATATTGTACGGTAATTATAGGATGGTCTGGACAGGAGACTTTCCGAAAGTTGTCCCACCCGGCTCGACGCCGGAAATAACTGGTGGAACGGGAGCGGGAGGATGGGCTTACACCTCAGATGCAGCGTTGCGTCAGGGGATGGCTTCTCCTGACGGTACCCGATTGATGCATATGCCCGTTGCCGGTAGTGTGGGCGATGTTCTGGACTGGTATTCTCTTGATTCATTTGGCCTCGAAGATGGGGCTGATGTGACTGCCGCATTACTGGAAATTAGTGAGCTTCAGAAAAAATATGGCTTCACTCTGAAACAGCGTCAGAACAGAACGTTCAGGTTGAGTGGCAATAAAGATATTGTTTTTTATGGTAGCTGTAATTTCTCAGGTGTGAAATGGGTGCCCGAGAATTTCAGTGGCAAACTTGCTTTCACCCAGAAAAAAAACTCTGTGGTATATGATGCATCAACTGAAGCTGGCGCACTGTTATTGTCTAAAATCAACGGCACAGACTGGCGAAGCCGCGATGCGCAAAGTTCAAAACTGACCGGGCTGGTCAGTGATACCACGCTGGATAATCACTTTGTTATTTTTAAATCATCCTCCGTAGTCCTGTATTCAGGAAGGGGGAAAAATAAAACATGGATTGCCATGAGCCGGGTTTCCAAAAAAGGAAAACTAGACCGGGCGCTTAAGTATCCCATGCCCGCATCGGTGGATTCGGTTTATGCCTTGCCTGTCAGTGATGGCGAGTTGTTTATTTCGCCAGGCTGTTTCGATATGAGAAATCAGCCGCATACAATTAATCTGTTTTTTTATGATATCAGCCGGGCAACTATTGAAAACCCGACAGTTATCAACCGCCCCCTGACTGATAATGGCAGTGCCGTAGATTTGTCCATAGATGGCGGATATAAAGTTAGGTTCAGGAATGTCTATTCTCCCTGGCCTAATGATTCATACAATGCATCAGGCTCACGCATTTACAGTTACACCCTGAATTATAATAACGTCTCCGGGCTGCATATCAGTGACTCCGTTTCTCAGGGAGAAGGGTGGGGGGCGACTGCCGGGGAAAACTGCCAGGACGTGACATTTGATAATGTGGATTTTAACCGCATCGATTTTCATAACCCTTTCTGGGGCTCATGTCATATTTTCCGCAGTCATCTTGGCAATTTTGCCCTGAGTATCTGTGGTGTTGGTGACGTGCTTTCTATCAGGGATTCCACCATTACTCTTGAATCAGGACAGGAAGATGCTGGCGTTATTAAAGGACGTGACGATCAGGGAGGCTTTAATGACTGCCATCTTGAAATTGACGGGTTGGTTATCAATGGCGATCCAGGTAATCGCTCGGCTTTTATCCGTGCAAACTCTGACGGCACTGGCGGTGTCCCTGATGGTTCACCGGTCACGCCATGGATGTTCAAAACGGTTACCCTCAGAAATATTCGCTGGGGTAAACGCCTGGAAGGGTCACGATTTGACAGTATCTTTTCCAGCAATACAGATGGTCTGGTTTATTTCCCGCGTAAGGTTCTTATTGAGAACTGTGATTATCTGTGCGGTGATACCAGCGACAACATCGGCTTCGCCATCGATTTTAAAAATTTTCGTCAGGACTATGAGCGCATCAGCAGCAATGCCGCGCCGACGCTGTCAGCAGGCTACACATCGCAAATTGAATTTCACAATATCGATGTGGCAAGGATGGCATTTAAAGGTGCGGGTGTGGCGCATAATCCCCGCGTTGTCGTGTTCAATGCCATGAATTCCAGAAAGGGTGAAAACGCCCCACCGCTGAATCTTACCCAGCGGGGTACATATGAATTTTATGGCTGCGATTTTCAGTACATTGATTACAGCTACCTGGGCCAGGTTGCTAATGGAACCATACACATGAAGATGCAGGGTGGTACGGTCCGATGCCCGTCAGGTCTGCCGGTTCGTAACAGCGATGACAACCATGTGACAGATTTACATGGAGTGAGCATCATGGCGGATTTCGATGGTGCCGTGAATGCCGGATATGACATTGCCAAAAATCTGGCGCGTTATGCCCTCATGACCGGTTGCCAGTTCTATCGGGCATCGGGAGAGCGTATCAACTATCTGACGCTCTGGACGGGAGCCATTAATACCACCGAAACAAGCTTCGATAACTTTTACGTCAGGGCAGGTAATTCACTGGAAATACAGTGTTTATTTGACAGTCGCACCATCACTGACACATTAAAAATCAGTAATACCGCCGGTTATACCGGCCGAATGATGTATTCCGGTTCGGGAACCGCCGGATACCGGCTATCCGTGAGTGCGGCAGGTAATAAGGCAAAAATAAACAGTGGCTATGCATCAGCCTCGGTACGGCAAATCTCACTCAGGGCGGAATAAATATGATATTCAGAATGAAAAAAACAATCGCGGTCAGTCAGGTCACCGAATCAGGATGCTGCCTGGGCGTGGAAAACCGCGAAATAGATTTATTTTTCCGCGTTGAGGGTGTCAGCGTTATGGCTTCGGGGAGCTGGGCGCGTCTCCATGCCGGAATTAGCGAATCCGCCATGCAGTTTTATGGGGAATACCCGGTCACAATTAATACGAGCGCTGATGAGGACGTATTAAGTCAGGCGCGCTCGCAAATCATGGCTCTGTCTGATTTTGCCGGTGCAGGAGAAGATTAATGGCAAGAAAATACACTGCATATTTTACTGAGACAGGACTGGAGAAGCTGGCGGCCGCTGCAGTCAGTGGAGAAAAAGTCGGGTTTTCGGAGATGGCCGTGGGTGATGGTAACGGCATATTGCCTTTGGTAGATAAAACCAGGGGCGCCCTGGTGAATGAGGTGTTCAGATCTCAGCTAAACAGGCTGAAAGTACAGGATGCAGACAAAAATGTTATTTCCGCCGAGATGATTATCCCCCCTGAGGCGGGAGGATTTACCATCCGTGAAGCCGCTCTTTTTGATGAGTCTGGGGCGTGCCTGGCGATGGCCAGCGTCCCGGAAACATACAAACCCCTTCTGGATGAAGGATCAGGCCGATTCACCGTGGTGCGTATCTGGCTGGCCGTAAGTAGCACCGATGATATTCAACTGGTTGTTGATTCCGACATTGTACTTGCCACAACTGAGGACATCATTGCCGTCAGTAATGAAGTCAAAGATTACACCGATAGTCAGTTAAGCGGGCATGCTAAATCCAGGAATCACCCGGACGCAACGCTGGAGGAAAAGGGGTTTGTGAGGCTGAGTAGCGCCACAGATAGCGACAGTGTCAGTGTGGCAGCAACCCCTGCGGCGATAAAAGCTGCGATCGGAATTGCTGTGACGGCAGCGGTAAGAAACGCGTGGGAAGAAGATAATCCCGTCGGGACCACGCGATTATTTAACTCTGACCTGAACCCTAACGAGCGCTGGCCCTGGTCGCAATGGGTTTACACCGGAGAGAATAAAACGATACGCATCGGCAAGGCTGACGGTTCGGACGTCGGGCAGATCGGCGGCAGTGATACTTTCACCCTCCAACGGGCTAACCTGCCCGCCGTGCAGGTTGGTGTCAGTGGCGAAACCAGTGAACTACCCGCGCAGGAGCTGACAACGAGGGGGGCCGGACGGCATAAACACAAAGGCGGTATGCTCGCCCCTGGTGAGGTCTGGGATGATAATTATATTGTCGGTTCGGATAACGACAGCCGCCGCACACGAAATTATACGGATGAGGTGGACGATCATAGCCATATTGTGGACGTGCCAGCCCACAAACACACAACCACTGGCAAAACCGATAACCTCGGTGAAGGGAAATCAATCAGCGTGGTTGAGGCCCACACACTGCTGATGTGTTGGAGCCGCGTTGCCTGATAAACCCCGGTATCAGTCTGCCCCGATAAGGGGCTTTTTCTGTCTGCGGTTGTGCCATTGACGGTACAACGGCCATCAACGGCTTGCGGTGAATGATTTCCCTACCATGGGTGAACCCCTAAACAGGAGATTCATTCATGGCACAAGACTATCACCACGGGGTGCGTGTTGTTGAGGTTAACGACGGCACCCGCTCTATCACGACGGTGAGCACGGCGATTGTGGGCATGGTATGCACCGGCGATGATGCCGATGCCTCCGTGTTCCCGCTCAATAAGCCGGTTCTGCTTACCGATGTACTGACCGCCAGCGGCAAAGCGGGCGAGTCCGGCACGCTGGCCCGCTCACTGGACGCCATCGCCGACCAGGCAAAACCCGTCACCGTTGTGGTTCGTGTTGCCCAGGGCGAAACCGAAGCGGAAACCACCTCCAATATTATCGGCGGTGTAACCGCTGACGGTAAGAAAACGGGCATCAAAGCGCTGCTTTCGGCGCAGTCGCAGCTGGGCGTGAAGCCGCGCATTCTGGGCGTGCCGGGCCATGACACGCAGGCTGTTTCCACTGAGCTGTTAAGCGTGGTGCAGAGCCTGCGCGGTTTTGCGTATCTGTCTGCCTACGGTTGTAAAACCGTGGAAGAAGCGATTGCCTACCGCGAAAATTTCAGTCAGCGAGAAGGGATGTTGATCTGGCCTGATTTCATCAACTTTGACACGGTGCTGCAGGCGGATGTGACTGCTTACGCCACTGCCCGCGCGCTGGGGCTGCGTGCAAAAATCGACGAGCAGACCGGCTGGCACAAAACCCTTTCTAACGTGGGCGTCAACGGCGTAACCGGCTTGTCTGCGGATGTGTTCTGGGATCTGCAGGACCCGGCAACCGATGCCGGACTGCTGAACCAGAACGACGTCACCACCTTGATCCGCAAGGATGGTTTCCGCTTCTGGGGTTCCCGCTGCCTCAGCGATGACCCGTTATTCCAGTTTGAAAACTACACCCGTACTGCGCAGGTACTGGCAGACACCATGGCGGAGGCGCATATGTGGGCGGTGGACATGCCGCTTAACCCTTCGCTGGCTCGCGACATTATCGAAGGTATCCGCGCCAAAATGCGCAGCCTGGTAAATCAGGGCTACCTCATCGGCGGTGATTGCTGGATTGATGACAGTGTGAATGACAAAGACACGCTGAAAGCCGGGAAACTCTGGATCGACTACGACTATACGCCAGTGCCGCCACTGGAAAACCTGATGCTGCGCCAGCGCATCACTGACCGTTACCTGGTGGATTTCACCACCCGCGTAAGCGCATAAGGGGGACCCATGGCCTTACCACGCAAGTTAAAACACCTGAATATTTTCAACGCCGGTAACAACTGGATGGGCATTGCTGAATCCGTCACCCTGCCGAAATTCACCCGCAAGCTGGAAAACTACCGCGGCGGCGGCATGCCCGGTTCAGTCGGTATTGATCTGGGGCTGGATGATGGCGCGCTGGATACGGAAATGACCATCGGCGGTACGGAGGCGCTTCTGTTTAAACAGATGGGCAAAGCCACGGTGGACGGCGTACAGCTGCGCTTTACCGGGTCTATTCAGCGCGACGACACCGGAGAAGTGCAGGCCGTTGAGCTGGTCGTCCGTGGGCGCCACAAAGAGGTGGATTCCGGCGAGTGGAAAACCGGCGAGAGCAATTCCACCAAAGTCAGCAGCGTTAACTGTTACGCGAAGCTGACCATTAACGGTGAAGTGCTCTATGAGGTCGATGCGATCAACATGATTGAAGTTGTTGATGGTGTTGACCTGATGGAAGAACACCGTAACGCCATCGGTCTGTAATTTTTTACTGGCGTGCGAGGTCGCGCCAGCCAACCTATAACAGGAAAAGAGCATGAGTGAGAAAACAGAAGCAACGGTGAAACTGGATAGCCCGATTAAGCGCGGTGATACCACGATTACGGAAATTGTGCTGCGTAAGCCGCAATCCGGCGCGCTGCGCGGTACGCGACTGCAGGCGGTGATGGAAATGGACGTGGCCTCTATGATGACCGTGATCCCCCGCATCTCCACGCCAACGCTGACCCCGCAGGAAATGGCGGACCTCGACCCGGCAGACCTGGCCGCGATGTCTGTCGAGGTGGTCCTTTTTTTGTTGCCGAAGTCGGCACTTGCCGATTTGCCGACAGCCTGACGGTAGATGACCTGGTGGCGGATATCGCCACGATCTTTCACTGGCCGCCGTCCGTCACTGACGTTATGCCGCTGACGGAAGTGCTGGAGTGGCGACACAGAGCGATAATGCGTAGCGGGGCCAGCGATGAGTGATAAAAACCTGCGCCTGCAGGTGGTTCTGAATGCGGTTGATAAACTCACCCGCCCTTTAAAAAATGCGCTGGCTGGCTCGAAGGAGCTGGCCTCCGGCATCCGGCAGACCCGTGATCAGCTTAAACGGCTTAACGACGCGGGGAGCCAGTTAAAATCTTTTGATCAACTCTCACAGAGCCTGAACCGGACCAGCAACGAGCTGGACCAGGCGAGGCTGCGTGCGCAGATGATGACGCGCGAGCTGGCAGCGCTCGAATCCCCCACGAAAAAACAGACGCAGGCGCTTGAGGCGCAATGGCGCGCCGTATCACGCCTGGAACAAAAGCAGCAGCAGGAAACGCGGCAGATGGCAGCAACCAAGGCGGAGCTGTACCGCCTTGGCATCTCTGCGGGCGGCGGTGCCCGTGAAACGGCCAGAATTACCCGCGAAACGGATCGCTATAACCAGCAGCTTGCAGAGCAGGAGCGGCGCTTGCGGGATGTGGGAGAGCGCCAGCGCAAGCTGAATGCGATCAGGGCCAAAGCTGACAAGATGCGCGACGTGCGTAACAGCCTGGCGGGGAACGGGGCCGGGATGATGGCGGCCGGGGTGACAACGGGCGCGACCTTGCTGGCGCCCATTCGCGCCTACTCGGAATCAGAGAACGCCGCTAACCAGCTGGCAGGCTCAATGATGGGACCGGGCGGAAAGGTGGCGCCTGAGTTCCTGAAGCTGAACAAGTTGGCGATTGCCCTGGGGGACCGGTTGCCCGGTACCACGGCAGATTTTCAGAACATGATGACCATGTTACGCCGTCAGGGGATGTCAGCGCAGGTTATCCTGGGCGGGCTGGGTGAGTCGGCGGCTTACCTTGGCGTGCAGCTGCAAATGGCGCCGACGGAGGCGGCAGAGTTTGCCGCAAAATTGCAGGACGCCACGCAGACCACCGAAAAAGACATGATGAGCCTGATGGATCTTATCCAGCGTGGTTTTTATGCGGGCGTAGACCCCGGGAATATGCTGCAGGGTTTCGCAAATATCAGCAGCGCTATGGACATTATCAAGCAGAAGGGTCTGGATGCTGCGAAGACCTTCGGTCCGCTTCTTGTCATGGCCGATCAGGCGGGGATGGCTGGAGAGTCAGCGGGTAATGCCTACCGTAAAATTTTCCAGGCCACACTGGATGCCAAAAATATAAAGAGTGTAAACGACGGGCTGAAAGGAAAGGGCATCAAGTTCGATTTCTCCGACGGGAAAGGCGGATTTGGTGGCCTGGAAAAGATGTACGCGCAGTTAGAAAAGCTTCAAAAATTAAACGATGAAACAAAACTTGCGACGACGAAGGCTCTGTTTGGTAATGATAATGAAGTGCTAAAAGCACTGAATACCATGATGTCAAAAGGCATAGTGGGCTATCGTGAAACCGTCGCTAAACTGGAGAGCCAGGCAACTCTGCGCGAGCGCGTCGATGCGTCCCTGAATACCTTAGGCAACAAATGGGAAGCCGCTGGCGGCTCCTTTACTAACGCCATGGCGAGCATTGGCGAAACTGTCGCGCCGGTGCTTAAAAATATTGCGGACTGGCTGGGTAATCTGGCGTCAGCGCTGGATAGTTTTGTTAAGCGGCATCCGCAACTAACGGCGGCGGTGTTTAAGATTGCGGCGATATTTGCCGTTGTCGCTACCGCTGCGGGTGTGGTGTCACTGGCCCTGGCATCCATTTTGGGACCTATGGCGGTACTGCGGGTGAGTGCTGGGGTTCTGGGAATTAAGTTTGCCTCCGCTTTTGGTCTGATAAAGCAGGTGATTGGTGGTGCAGGCCAGGCGGTCCTCTGGTTAGGCCGGTTGATGATGGCTAACCCCATTCTGGCGATAGTTGGCCTGATTGCGATGGGAGCCATCTATATCTGGCAGAACTGGGAAACGCTGGGGCCGAAGTTTAAAGCACTGTGGGATGCCATCACGTCAGGGGTGTCAGTAGCCTGGACTGTGATTAAGCAGACCATAAGCAGCAAATGGGATGAAATTCTGAGTGATGTTGCCGCGCTGCCCGCAAAGTTTAAAGCTGTGGGCGGGGCGATCATTGACGGCATCCTGAGCGGTATCAATGAGAAGTGGGAAACGCTTAAGAGCAAGCTGGCATCGGTCAAAAGCTATCTGCCGGACTGGATGACCGGCGGGGACAAATCGCCAGGCGCACCTCAGCAGAAAGGTCCGGGCGGATTTTTCGCGGGGATGTATGACGGCGGCGGCTATATTCCACGCGGGAAGGTGGGCATTGCTGGCGAGAATGGCCCGGAGCTGATTAGCGGTCCAGCTTATGTGACCAGCCGCAGGAGGACGGCCGCGCTGGCGTCCGTTGTCGCCGGAATGATGGGGGGCGCTATGCCTGCAGAGGCCGCCCCGCTTCATCCGATGAGCCTGCCGGCGGCCTCATATCGCCCTGCAGCTGAGAAACCAGCAGGTACGCGGCCGGTGTTCCAGTTTGAAACCCAGGCACAAATTATTATCCAGGCGCTGCCGGGGCAGAGTGCGCAGGATATTGCGCAGGAGGTAGCGCGACAGCTTGATGAGCGCGAGCGTCGTATGAGGGCTAAGGCCCGCAGCAATTTCAGCGATCAAGGAGGGTATGACTCATGATGATGGTCCTGGGCTTGTTTGTGTTTCAGTTACGCACGGTGCCTTATCAGCAGCTGCAGTATCAAAGGAACTGGCGGCATGTTACCAACAATCGCGTAAATCGCCGTCCGACCACGCAGTTTCTGGGGCCAGATAACGATCAGCTGACGCTTTCCGGCGTCCTCATGCCGGAAGTTACTGGAGGCCGGTTGTCGCTGCTGGCGCTGGAGCTGATGGCAGAACAAGGTAAGGCATGGCCTCTTATCGAGGGGGGTGGGACCATCTACGGCATGTATGTGATTGAGAGCCTTAGCCAGACGAAAGCGGAATTTTTCGCCAGTGGAGAAGCCAGGAAAATAGAGTTTTCGCTGGGGCTTAAACGGGTGGATGAGTCCCTATCTGAAATGTTCGGCAGTCTGAGCGATCAGCTTAGCAGTCTGCAGGATTCTGCCGCCGCTGCAGTAGGGAACATCAGATCCACGGTAGGAGGGTTGCTTCAGTGAGCGAGATGGCTGATTTACTCAACCTCGGAAGCAAGACCCCGGCCTTTCGGATCGTGATTGAAGGCAAAGATGCCACGCAGACGCTGGATAAACGTTTGCTGGGTATGACACTGACCGACAACCGCGGATTTGAAGCTGACCAGCTTGATCTGGAGCTGGACGACGCCGACGGTCTGGTAATTATGCCGCGTCGTGGCGCAGTGATTTCTCTGGCGCTGGGATGGAAAGGCGAGCCGCTGTACTCAAAAGGTAAGTTTACCGTTGACGAAATAGAGCATAGCGGCAGCCCGGACAGGCTGACAATCCGTGCCCGTAGTGCTGATTTCAGGGAAACGCTGAATGTCCGGCGAGAGAAGTCCTGGCACAAAACGACAGTGGGCGATGTGGTGAAAGACATTGCCGCGCGGCACAGTCTTCAAGTTGCTATGGGCAATGATGTAGCTGCGATGGCGCTGGATCACCTGGACCAGACCAACGAAAGCGACGCCAGCTTTTTAATGAAGCTGGCGCGGCAGTATGGCGCGATTGCCTCAGTCAAGGACGGTAATCTGCTGTTTATCCGGCAGGGGCAGGGGAAAACGGCCAGCGGTAAAGCACTGCCGGTCATCACTATTACCCGCCGGGACGGTGACAGTCATCGATTCAGCCTGGCGGACAGGGGAGCGTACACCGGGGTGATTGCTCACTGGTTGCATACGCGCGAACCGGAGAAAAAAGAAACCACCAAAGTGAAGCGCCGCCGGAAGACGACAAAGCCAAAAGAGCCAGAAGCAAAGCAGGGGGATTACCTGATCGGGACGGATGAGAACGTGCTGGTACTGAACAGGACCTATGCGAACCGCAGTAATGCGGAACGCGCAGCAAAAATGAACTGGGAGCGGCTACAGCGTGGCGTGGCGTCATTTTCCCTGCAGCTGGCAGAGGGCCGCGCGGATCTCTATACGGAAATGCCCGTGAAGGTCACCGGCTTTAAACAACCCATTGATGATGCGGAATGGACCATCACGACGTTAACGCACACGGTAAACCCGGATAGTGGATTTACGACCAGCATCGAGCTGGAAGTGAAAATTGATGGTTTAGTAATGGACTGAGGTTTTCAAAAGAGAACTTAAAGTTCACAAAATGAAATAATGTTGTATAATTATTGCGATTTCAGCAAAAATGGCGGGGACGTAAAATGATGATTTGCCCATTATGTGGAAGTGCAGCCCATACTCGCAGCAGTTTCCAGGTCTCTTCAATGACCAAAGAACGTTACAACCAGTGCCAGAATATCAACTGCAGCCATACGTTCGTAACGCATGAGACTTTTGTTCGCTCAATTTCTACACCTAAAGAGGCCCATCCTGTGCAGCCTCACCCCACAAATTCAGGCCAGGCTGCGCTGGCTCTTTGAGGCTGTCGCCACTTTGTCGCCATGACTTAAAAAGAAGGTTTGTAACTCAATGATTTTAAAGGCCGTAAAATTCAGGCAACAAAAAACCCATCAACCTTGAACCGAAGTGGCGGGGTTGATGGGCTCCACAAAATGGGGACATCAAAGAAAAGCAGTGGCATTACTTATGACTGATGCCCTGAGAAAAAGTTCTGCCTGTGACGGCTTTTTTCTCAAAAATTTATTGTAGCCCTGGCCAGATGATCACGATGAGCGTCCCGGCAAGGGTAAGCAGCACGTTGGCGATGGCGTAGGTGCCTGCGTAGCCGAGCGCCGGAATGTTGCTGCGCGCGGTATCGCTGATGATCTCCATTGCCGGGGCGCAGGTGCGGGCGCCCATCATGGCGCCAAACAGCATTGCCCGGTTCATGCGCAGCACATAGGCGCCGAACAGGAAGCAGATCACTACCGGCAACAGGCTGACAATAAGCCCTGCCGCCAGCATCTGACCGCCGACGGCGCCCAGACCGTTATTGATCCCGGCCCCGGCGCTGAGTCCGACCCCGGCCATAAACACCATCAGGCCAAACTCTTTCACCATGTTCAGCGCCCCCTGCGGGATATAGCCGAAGGTTGGGTGGTTGGCGCGCAGGAAGCCAAGCATAATGCCGGCGAACAGCAGGCCGGCGGCGTTGCCGATGCCGAAGCTAAAAGAGCTGAACTGGAAGGTGATCATGCCGATCATCAGGCCGACGATAAAGAAGGCGCAGAAGGCCAGCAGGTCGGTCACCTGGCTGTGAATGGAGATGAAGCCGATGCGGTCGGCCACGGTTTTTACGCGGCGGGCGTCGCCGCTGACCTGCAGCACGTCGCCTTTGTTCAGCACCACGTTATCGTCGATAGGCATTTCAATCTGGCTGCGGATCACCCGGTTTAAGAAACAGCCGTGGTCGGTGAGCTTCAGCTGCGCCAGGCGGCGGCCGACGGCGTTGTGGTTTTTGACCACAATCTCTTCGGTGACGATGCGCATGTCGAGCAGATCGCGGTCGAATACCTCTTTGCCGTTACGGAAGCTCGGGTCGAGGCGAGCGTGCGCGTCCGGATAACCCACCAGCGCAATATCGTCGCCCATCTGCAGCACCGCGTCGCCGTCCGGGTTGGCCAGAATGCCGTTGCGGCGGATGCGTTCGATATAGCAGCCGGTCTGGCGATAAATACCCAGCTCGCGCAGATTTTTGCCATCCGCCCAGGCCACCAGCTCCGGGCCAACGCGGTAGGCGCGGATCACCGGCAGGTACACTTTACGTTTTGAATCGGTATCGAGGCCGCGCTCGCGGGCGATTTGCTGGGCGCTGGTCTGCAGATCCTGATGCTGCAGCTTGGGCATATAGCGGGCGCCGACGATCAGACTCACCAGGCCGACCAGGTAGGTCAGGGCATAGCCGAGGCTCAGATGGTCAAGCGACTGCGCCAGCTGATCGCTGGGCAGGCCGAAATGGCGCAGGGTGTCGCCCGCGCCCACCAGCACCGGGGTGGAGGTCATGGCGCCCGCCAGCATACCGGCGGTAAGACCAATATCCCAGCCGAACACTTTGCCCAGCACGGTGGCGATCAGCATCGCGCTGCCGACCATCACCAGCGCCAGCATCAGGTAGTTTTTGCCGTCGCGGAAAAAAATGGAAAAAAAGTTGGGCCCGGCTTCCACGCCGACGCAAAAAATAAACAGCATAAAGCCGAGATTAAGGGCATCAGTGTTAATCGCGAAATGCTGCTGACCTAATAAGAGAGAAACGACTAAAACGCCAATGGAATTACCAAGTTGTACTGAGCCGAGACGCAGTTTTCCCAGGCATAGTCCTAATGCAAGTACAACGAATAATAACAGGATGTAATTCCCGTTTAACAAATCTGCGACGTTTATATTCACGAAAGCCAACTTCTCATTTACTAGTAAGTTGTTGAAGGAAATGGTTATTTGGTCTAAGGTTGCTCAGGCGTTCGCGTTGTGGCGAACCTATTCTGGCACCCTGTTATAACCAGCAAAAATATACCCGCTAGTTTAATCCTTCCTGGATGCGGCGGCTAGTGACAATCGTTTTTAGGCTGGTTGGGGAGTTATTGGCATGGATTGCCGAAATGCTTTATCTGACTGGGCGACGTGGACGTGAGTTAGAGGCAACATCAGGAGGATACGGTGAAGTCTGAGCGTAGTTGGGCCGGTATTATCTGCGGCTTCGTTCTGTTCATTGTGGTGTGCTTATCGCTGCTATTACATATGAAAGGGGCCTTTCGCGCCAGCGGCAACCCGGAGCTGGGCCTGCTCTTCTTTTTGCTGCCAGGGGCGGCGGCGAGCTGCCTCTCTCCCGGACAGCGGGTACTGCGTCCTTTGCTGGGTGCGATGCTGGCGGCGCCGGTCTGTATGGTGACGATGCGGCTGTTCTTCGTGACGCACAGAACGTTCTGGCAGGAGATGGCGTGGGTACTGAGCGCGGTGTTCTGGTGCGCACTCGGGGCGTTGTGCTTTTTGTTTATCTGCGCCTGGCTTGATACCTGGCGCAGTCACTCATCGAGCAAATAAATTGACTCAGGCAAACAGGCCAAGGTTCTCTTTCGCCCAGGCTTCGAAATCGGTGCAACCGCCGATGTGTTTCTGGTCGACGAAGATCTGCGGCACGGTTTCAACCGGTTTGCCGACGGTCTTTTCCAGGTCAGCTTTGCTGATGCCTTCGGCGTGAATATCCACGTAACGGTAGTTAAAGTCATCACGCTCGTTGGTCAGTTTTTCTGCCAGCTCTTTGGCGCGAACGCAGTAAGGGCAGCCTGGACGACCAAAAATAACGGTAAACAT